TCGCGTCCACGATCAAAGAGACGTACCGGACCCCGCTCGTCGGAACGCTCACGCTCGCGGGCGTCCTGGCGGCGACGCGCACCGATAGCCGGCTGACGCCGGCCGTTGGGACGCTGACACTGGTCGGCGTCGCCCCAACGGTGCAAGTCAGTGGCGGCGGCGACACGCCGATCACGCCGCTGGTGGGCGCGCTGGCCGCGAGCGGCGTCCAGGCCAGCACGTTCGCGACGTACTCCGCGACGCCGCTCGTGGGCGCCCTGGTCCTGACCGGCAGCGCGCCGAGTGTGCCGGGGGCGATCACGCCGGCTACCGGCACCCTGACGGCGACCGGGAGTCAGGCCAGCACGTTCGCGACGTACTCGAGGGCGACGCTCGCCGGAGCGCTGACGCTGACGGGCGCGGCGCCGGGCATCGGTCGCAGCATCCAGCCGCTCGCGGGCACGCTGACCGTCGCCGGAGTCCAGGCCGCAACGCTGACGGATGTGCGGCCGGCGCCTATTACGGGCGCACTGACCCTCACGGGCGTGCCGCCGACCCTCACGGCCACCAGCCACGTCACGCTGACGCCGAACTCCGGCGCGCTGACGGCCACGAGCGCCGCCCCGCTCGTCGTGGTCTCCGTCCTTGTCGTCACGACGACGCCGAGCGCGGGGGCGATGGGGCTGACCGGGCAGACGCCCACGGTGAAGCCTGGTGGTCCGGTGGTTGGTGGCAGTCCATTCGGGCGGCATCCGTTCCCGTCGCCGGGGCGCGTGGCCTATGTGCCGCCCGCGCGTGTCATGGCGACCGTCAACGGGCGGCACGCCGCCGTGATCCCGTCGCGGGTGCCAGCGGTGACGGGGCGGCGATGATCGCTGTCTGCCCGACGTGTGGCAAGCAATACGATCCCAGGCCTGGACAGGTCCTCGTGTACGTCCGCCACATCGACAACGAGCCGAACGGACTGCACACGATCACGTTCCATGACGACCTCCCGTGGTGGCAAAAGCTCATCGTGTGGGTCTGGCGATTCAAAGCCACGCCCGAGGGCTGGAAGTGATCTCCGACGCCCTCATGATCCTCGGCCTGGTGCTGACGCTGACCGGCGTGGCCCTAGTCCACATCCCGAGCGCCATCGCGGTGACCGGCGTGCTGATGATCCTGATCGGCTTCTTCAGCGGCTCGCAGCCGAAGAGGCGAAGCTGATGCGCACATTGGTGACCGGCGGGGCCGGATTCGTTGGAAGCCATCTGGTCGACCGCCTGATCGCCGACGGGCACGAGGTTCACGTCTGGGATGATCTGTCGACGGGGCGCATGGAGAACGTGCATCCAGACGCGCGGCTCTTTGTCGATCACAACCTCTCTGTCGATTGGATCTTTCACCTTGCGGCGCGAGCGGATCTCGTGGCCTCCATCGAACACCCGAAAGACTACATGCAGCGTAACGTGATGCAGACGGTCCGATGGATCGAATACGCGCGCCGCTTCGGATGCCAACGCTTCGTGTACGCGGCTTCGTCGTCCTGTTATGGCCAGTACCCCGTCACGCCCACCGACGAGAACGAGCCGATCGTCCCGGCGCATCCGTATGCCCTCAGCAAGCGCCTCGGTGAGGAGGCCGCGCTCCACTGGATGCGCGTCTATGGCCTGCCAGTCGTGAGCCTCCGACTCTTCAACGTGTACGGCCCTCGCGCTCGCACGACCGGCGCATATGGCGCCGTGATGGGCACGTTCCTCGCCCAGCGCGCGAATGGCGCGCCCTTGACGATCGTCGGCGACGGCACCCAGCGGCGTGATTTCGTCTGGGTCGAGGATGTGGCCGACGCCTTCGTCAGGGCCGCGAAGTCCAAGGTGACCGGCGTGTACAACATCGGCACGGGCGAGGCGACGAGCATCAACCGGCTGGCGGCGTTGATCGGCACGTATGGGGTCGTGCATGTGCCCGCGCGCGGCGGGGAGCCGCCGATCACGCAAGCGGACAACCTCAAGGCCCAGCGCGAGCTTGGGTGGTACCCGAAGACGACGATCCCGGAGGGCGTCGCGCGGTTACTGCGGGATCTGACGCCGTTTAAAAGCGCGCCTGTGTGGACGCCCGACAAGATCGCGGAGGCCACAGCGACATGGCACAAGCACCTCGGATCGTACTGACCTCCGGTTGCTTCGATCTGTTTCACGCCGGGCATCTGGCCTATCTTGAGGCGGCTCGCGCCTTCGCGCCGAAGTTCGGCGATGAGCTGGTGGTAAGCGTGACCAGCGACGAATACGTCCGGCGCCGTAAGGGTCCGCTCCGGCCGCTGTTCCCGCTCATCGAGCGCCGGAACATGCTGAGCGCGCTCAGCATCGTCGACCGCGTGGTGACCTCGGACGCCGACGACAACGTGGACGTCATCAAGCGCGTCCGGCCCACGGCGTACTGCAAGGGCTTCGACTATATCGAGCCGGATCCCACGGGGCGCCTGGATCTGGAACGCGCGGCGGTCGAGGCGCTCGGCGGGGAAGTCATCATCGTGGACCCGTGGCCGCGCTACTCGTCTACGTCCATCATGAAGGCGCTAGCGTGAACGGGCTCCTCGACGCTATCCGCCCGCTCCGCATCCTCGTCATCGGCGAGGCGATCTCGGACGTGTACTACTTCTGCACGCCAATCGGGATCTCGCAAAAGGACGCCATCGTGACCTGGAAACAGCACCGCCGCGAAGACTACGAAGGCGGCGCGATGGCGTGCGCGAATCACCTCGCGGACTTCTGTCGCAGCGTTGGCCTCATCACCCAGGAGTGGCCGCTGGTCAAGCAGCGCTATCTGTTCGATCCCTTCGGCACCAAGGTCTTTGCCGTCGAGACGCTGGCCATTTCGGCGCGCGAGATCGCCATGGTCGAGCGACAGGTCCAGGATGTCGCGATGTACGACGTCGTGATCATGGCCGACTATGGCCATGGTCTGCTGGATAGCATGTTCTGCTGGATCGCGTCGAGCGCGAAGTTTGTCGCCGTCATGGCGCAGAGCAATTCAGGAAACTTCGGTTTCAATCTCGTTACCCGCTACCCCCGCGCCGATTACGTCTGCCTCGATGAAGTGGAACTCCGGCTGGCGATGCAGGATCGCACCGGCCCCATCGAGCCGCTCGCCGACAAACTCCGTCATCTCATGGACGCGAAGATGCTCGCCGTCACGCTCGGCCACCGCGGCTGCCTCACCGTCGACGCGCTCGGCCAGACGATGACACCCGCGCTCTCCCACGACGTGGTGGACCGCATCGGCGCCGGGGATGCGTTCTTCTCGATCACCGCGCCCTGTGTCGCGCTCGGCGCGACCCGCGAGCAGATCGGCCGGATCGGCAACGCGGCCGGCGCCATTGCGGTGCGGACGATGGGCAACAAGGCGCCCGTGACGCGAGCAGAGCTGGAGGCGATGCTTGTTCAGTAAGGATCAGATCAACATGCTCACCAGCCCGTGGCGGGCCATCCCTGCCAGTGAGGCCACGTTCACATTAGGGGGCGCAATGACCGGCTACCTCCGCGACCTCTCGGCCATGTTCGATCAGGTTGAATGCCGCCTGGACGCGCTGCCGATCAGCGGCGACAAGGCGATCGAGATGGCCGCCGCTGCCATCCTCACGGGCGCGCAACATGGCCGGAAAGTCCTCATTGTCGGCAACGGGGGCAGCGCTGCCATCGCCAGCCACGTCGCCACCGACCTCGTGAAGAACGCCGAGGTGCGCGCGATGGTGTTCACCGACTCGTCCATGCTGACCTGTCTGGCCAATGACCATGGCTACCCCGAGGTCTACGCGGAGCCGGTCAAGCTGTTCGGCGAGCCGGGCGATACGCTGATCGCCATCTCGTCATCGGGGAACAGCGACAACATCCTCCGCGCCGCCGAAGAGGCGCGAGAGATCGGCATGGTGATCATCACGCTCTCCGGCTTCGATCCCGACAACCGGCTCCGCAAGATGGGACGGCTGTCGATCTACGTGCCGGCGCATGCCTACGGGATGGTGGAGGTCACGCACTTGGCGCTGTTGCACGCGGTGATTGATACGGTAATCGCGCGGAGGACGCCGCGGTGAACGAGTACCTGATGATGAAGGAAGCGCTGCGAAATGCTGCCACATGGGCCGAGGTCGAGGGGCTATTACGTGCCGGCATGTCCGGGGAGGATGTGCCGGAAGAAATAGAGCGCCGGATCGAAGCCGCAAGACGGTGGCATGCATTCGTGGACAGAGTCATGACCGACCTAAAGGCGCAGCGGTGATCGACATGGATGTAGTCTTTGGCGTCCTATACTTCTGCTGGCTCATTCTTCTGTTTTTCTTGGTGTCCCAATGATCGACTACCGCATCGACTCACACAAGCTCGACTTACAGCCGGAACGTGTCGCGGCGTGGCTGAGAGGCGAGAAGATTTACCCATTGTATTTGGAGATCGCGCCCAGCGGCGGCTGCAATCACCGCTGCACGTTCTGCGCGGTCGACTATCTCGGCTATCAGACGCGCTTCCTCGACGTGGCGATCATGCGAGAGCGCTTGTGGGAGATGGGCAAGCTCGGCGTGAAGTCGATCATGTGGGCCGGCGAGGGGGAGCCGCTGCTCCATAGCCGTCTGCACGAGATGATCTATCAGGGCGCGTTCTCAGGGATTGATCAGGCGATCACTACGAATGGAATCGCGCTGACCGAGCGATTCTGCGTGCGAGCTCTAGAACATCTCACTTGGATGAAAGTCTCGATCAACGGCGGCTATGAGGACGACTACCAGCGCATTCACCAGTCCAAGCCGGGCGACTGGATGCGGCTCTGGGTGAATCTCGCGCGGACCGTCCGAATCCGCGAGCAGCAGAAGGCCGCTGTGACGCTCGGCGCGCAGATGGTCCTGCTCCCCGACAACGTGAATGGCGCCCGCGCGCTCGCGTATATGTGCCAGGAAATCGGGCTGGACTACCTCGTGATTAAACCCTACTCCCAGCATCCCAAGAGCGAGACGCGCACGTATGCCGGACTGGAGTACGCCGACTACCTGGACATGATGGCGGGGCTGGAGGCCATCTCCACCGACACGTTCAAAGTGATCGCGCGGCGCGAGACGATGGCGCGGGTCACGGCTGAGCGCGACTATGCGACGTGTCAGTCCGTGCCTTATTTCTGGGGCTACGTGATGTCCACGGGCGACGTCTACGGGTGCAGCGCCTACCTCGGCGATCCGCGATTCCGCTACGGCAACATCATCGAGCAAGACTTCGCGTCGATCTGGAACAGCGCGGCCAAGCGTGGGTGCGAGACGTTCGTGCGGGATGAGCTCGACATCAAGGAATGCCGGAAGAGTTGCCGGATGGATCACGCGAATCGATATCTCGCTAGGCTCAAGAGCCCGGAGGCTCATGACAACTTCGTCTAAGGGTGTGAGCCGCTTCCTGCACTGCGGTAAATGCGGACGCATGATAGTCCGAGACAATCGAGACGCGGCGTTGCGTCGACTACGGCTGTCATGGGCGACGTTGGCACTGTCGAGGCATATAGCAGATATCCGTAAACGTCGGGCACCAGCAGAGAATATAAACGTCAAGGAGATCACTCCGCAGCGTCTTCATAGAGCCATCGACTTCTTCTCGGGATGCCAATGCGAGATCACGCGATCATGACGTCTGCCGACCTCAAGGCATTCGAGCGAGAAGTCGCTGACGCTTTCGAGCGCGGGGAGATCCGCGGGCCGATTCACCTGTCTGACGGTAACGAGGATCAGCTCATCAAGATCTTCAAGGACATTCCGCTCAGCGCGTGGGTATTCTCGACGTGGCGAAGCCACTACCACGCCTTGCTTCACGGCGTTCCCCGCGAGCGCGTGATGGCCGACATCCTCGCCGGCAAGAGCATGTTCCTTCACTACCCGGAACATCGCTTCTTCACCTCCGCGATCGTCGGCGGCATCCTCCCGATCGCGTGCGGGGTGGCGGCGGCGGGCGCGGAAGTGTGGTGCTTCGTCGGCGACATGACGTTCACCATCGGCGCCTTCCATGACGCCGTTCACTGGGCGTTGGGGTATGACCTCCCGATTCAGTTCGTCGTGGAGGACAACGGGCTCTCAACGAACACGCCGACGAACGAGGCGTGGGGCGATACTGACGCGATCAGGCCGAACAAGTGGCGCCGCTACAAATACACGCGTGGCGCGTACCCGCACGTCGGGTCCGGCAAATATGTGGCTTTTTAAAGAGCCCATCCGTCTGAGGCAAGACATCACCATCTATTTCACCGATGGCACATCGCGTGTCTTCGCCGATTCCATATTCCGTTTGGGTGAGTGGGAAATATCCATTGAGCACCCAGATGGATCAGCAAGCGTGTTCCTGACGGACAAGCTAAGCGGCTGGACATTTGGTAAGGGGCGCGCATGAGCCTATTCAAGAAAGCCGTCAACCAAGCGATGCTGATGCTAGCCGCCGACCCGCGCACGATCTTCGTCGGCCAGTCCGTCCGCTACGACGGCACGGCGATGTATGCGTCCCTCGACGGCGTGCCGATGGACAAGCGCGTCGAGATGCCGGTGATCGAAGACTTCCAGCTTGGATACTGCACCGGCCTCGCGCTCATGGGCAAGATCCCGATCTGCCTCTATCCGCGCTTCGACTTCCTCATGCTGGCGATGAACCAACTCGTCAACCACCTGGACAAGTTGCCGCTCTTTGGCTGGCAGCCGAAGGTGATCATCCGCACCGTGGTGGGATCGAAGACGCCGCTGGACGCTGGGCCGCAGCATACGCAAAACCATTCTCTGGCTCTGTCCAAGATGCTGAAGTCGGTGGAGGTCATTGAATGCCTCCATCCTGAAACCGTCACATGGGCATACCACTACGCAATGCAGACTTCGCGACCAACCTTGATCGTGGAATGTCCAGGGGGCAGATGATGGGTCGACTCGTTGACAGCGTGCGCTCGTTCGTCCTCGGCCCGTACTCCAGCCGCGATCCGCTCGCGGCCTCCGTCTTCGGCTACGGGCCGACGAGCTCCGGCGCCACCGTGACGGAGTGGACGGCGCTGAACTATTCCGCGTGGTGGTCGGCGACGCAGATCATCGCCAACGCGGTCTCGTCGCTGCCGCTGCAACTCTTCCGACGCCTGCCCAATGGGGGCAAGGAAGTGTTCAGGACGCACCCGGTCTATCGCCTGCTCCACGACGAGTTCAATCCCGAGATGACGTCCATGGTCGCGCGCAAGACGATGCAGGGGCATGTGCTCGGCTGGGGCAACGCCTATGCGGAGATCGAGCGCGACGCGGCCGACCGTCCACTGAACCTCTGGCCCCTCACGCCAGACCGGGTGCGGCCCGATCGCGATGACGCCAAGCGTGTGATCTATCGCGTGCAGAACTCCAGCGGTCCCGAGCGGATCATCCGCGCCGCCGACATGCTCCACATCCCTGGCTTGGGCTTCGACGGCCTGATGGGCTACTCCGTGATCCGGCAGGCGCGCGAGACGATCGGCCTCGGGCTGGCGACTGAAAGTTTCGGCGCGCGGTTCTTCGGTAACGGCTCGGTGTCCACCATGATCGCGACGCATCCCGGCAAGTTGTCCAAGCCGGCCTATGACAACCTGAAGAACTCGCTCCGAGAGCAAACGGTCGGCGCTAACCAGCACGGGATGATGCTGCTGGAAGAGGGGATCAAAGTTGAAAAGACGAGCATCCCGCCGGACGATGCGCAATTCCTCGAAACGCGGCGTTTTCAAGATATCGAAGTCTGCCGGTGGTTCAACCTCCCGCCGCACAAGCTCTCCGAGCTCGAGCGCGCCACGTTCAGCAACATCGAACACCAAGCCATCGAGTTCGTCGTTGACTGTCTTCGGCCCTGGCTCATCACGTGGGAGCAAGAGCTCAACCGGAAGCTTATACGTCCGCTGGAGCGGACCATCCAATTCACCGAGCACAACGCCGATGCACTACTTCGCGGAGATACCACTGCGCGTTATGCTGCCTATGCCGTAGGGCGGCAGTGGGGATGGCTCTCAGCCGACGACGTGCGCGAGCGTGAGAACCTGAACCCACTGGCGGGCGGTAGCGGCAAGGTCTATCTGGTGCCGACGAACATGGCTCCGGTGGATCGGCTGGACGAGATCATCGACAAGCAAGTCGCGCCGGATCCGAAGCCGGTGGCGCCGACACCGCAGCCGGCCATGAGCAACGGTAACGGCAACGGGCGCGACGCCAAGGCCGCGGCCGATCAGATTGCCGCCCGTCGCTCGCTCATCATCGAGGCCTTCGGCCAGATCATTCGCAAGGAAGCGCAGGCGGCTCGGCGCGCAGCACCCAAGGGCGCGGAGGGCCTGCGGAAGTGGGGCGCTGAGTTCTATCCGAAGCACATGACGTCGATGTGCGAAAAGTTGCTGCCGGCCGTGCGGAATCACCTCGTGTGTGTGGCCTCGACCGTCGGGGCCACGGATCTCACACGGCGCCTCGCCGAGGAGTGGGTCAGCCGCTCGCACGCCGAACTCGAGGCCGTGGCCGCGACGGCGCCGAAAGAGATGGAGAACGCGATCGACTTGCTGGTGTCGCGGTGGGAGATCCAGCGCCCGCCGGAAGTCGCCGATGCGCTGATGGCCGAGGAATTGACGCACGCCATGGGAGGTCCCAATGGAAATTGAACGCCGGTTCGTCACGTCCGCTGAGTTGCGTGTCGTCAATGATGGCCTGAGAACCAAGATCATCGGACACGCCATCGTGTTCAACGAGCTCAGCGAGCCGATCATGGGCTACTTTCGGGAGCAGATCGCGCCGGAAGCGGTCGACAGAACTCTCAAGGAAGGGATCGACCTCCGGGCCTTCATTGATCATGACCCGGCGAAGATCATGGGGCGGCTGAGTTCCAAGACGTTGTCGGTCAGCAAGGACCAGCGCGGTCTCCGTGTTGAGATTGATCCACCTGACACGACCTATTCCCGCGATACGCTGGAGTCCATCAGGCGGGGAGACCTCACGGGCATGAGCTTCGCGTTCCGACTGATGCCCGACGGGTTCAGATTGGCGAACGGGAGCGATGCCGAGCTCCCGACCAGAACGGTGTTCGATATGCGGATCTCTGAGGTCAGCGTCGTGACGTTTCCAGCGTACCCCACGACCGACGTGGACGTGGCCCAGCGTTCGCTGGAAGAGTTCCGCAAGGAGTCCAAGATCCTTCAGCAAGTCCATAGTCATAGGTATCCGCCGCTCAGTCTGCGCCGCCGCATGCTGGACATCGAGGCGCTATGAGTAAGCGCGTCTCCTACCTGCCGGACGATCCTTATTGCAGCGCCACCTACGAGGTGCCGCCGCCACTCAAGGGGCCTGAGGTCAACCCCAAGGAAGAGCTGACGAAGAAAGCCTACGTCCATATCTTCCACGACCAGTGGTGGGAGGCGATCGCCTGTCTCGAGGCGCTGCTCAACATGGACGCGCCGGAGCCGAGCCTGCTGTCCAGTTACGGCACCTGTCTGATGAACGTCGGCCGGGCGGATGAGGCCGCCCGCGTCTATGAGCGGTGCATTCCGCTGCTGCCGCATCGCGCGGTGTCGTTCCGCGAGAACATCATCTTCTGCCGCGACCAGTGCGACGAGACCACCGCCGCCGAAGCCTACGCGCGTCGCCGCACCTTCTGGGACATCCACATGAAGGAGATCGCGGAGAAGCACGCCGCGCCCCACACCAACGACCGCGACCCCGAGCGCCCACTGCGCATCGGCTACGTGTCGGCGGACTTCCGCTCGCACTCCGCGAACATGAGCTTCGGCGCCGTCATCATGCGCCACAGCCCGGGCGTCGAGGTGTTCTGCTACAACACCGCGCACCCGAGTCTCTGGGATCACTACACGACGCTCTATAGCCAGGAGAAGACGCTGCGCGTGATCAGCGGCTTCAATGACGACCGGGCGGGCGACGATGCCGCCGCCGAGATCATCCGGCGCGACAAGATCGACATCCTCGTGGACCTCGGCGCGTTCTCCAACGGGGGCCGGATGGCCCTGTTCGCGCGCAAGCCGGCGCCGATCCAGGTGACCGCGTGGGGCTACATCCTCGGCACCGGCCTCGATACGGTCGACTATATCTTCGGCGACCCGGTGGCGATGCCCTTCACCTCGCAGAAGTTCTACCGGGAGAAGATCGTCCACTTGCCGTCGATCGTGCCCTTCATCGGCCAGATGTACGCGCCCGACGTGGCCATCCTGCCGTGTCTGCCGGAGAAGCCGTTTACTTTCGGGTGCTTCAACCGGGCTGCCAAGGTCGGGGAGACGAGCCTGCGGATGTGGAGCAAGATCCTCAAGGCGGTGCCGAAGAGCCGCATCCTGTTCAAGGAAGCTCAGATCGGCTACCCCTACCACCGCGAGCGCATTCTCAAGATCCTGGACGTGTCGCCGGATCGGGTGGCCTTCGGCGGCCAGACACCGCACCGCGCGCACCTGGAGGCCTACAGTCAGGTGGACCTCGCCCTCGATCCCTATCCGATTGCCGGCGGGATCTCGGCGTTGGAGGGTCTGTGGCAGGGCGTCCCGATGTTGGTGAGGGTGCCTGAGGGTGACGCGCGTGTCGTCAGTCTGGTGGGGCTCTCCGCGCTGAAGACGCTGGGGATGGAGGACTTTGCGGCAGCCGGGGAGGACGGATACGTGAAGCTGGCGGTGCGCTGGGCCACCGAGGGGCGCGAGACGCTGGCGCAGTGGCGGCTGGGACTGCGCAAGTTGATGTTCAACTCACCGCTGATCCAGGGGTATGTCGAGGCCGTCGAGGCCACGTACCGAACACTATGGAAAGAATTTCTCGCACGGTGAGTATCTCATGGTAGGGTAGCGACGATTCTTCCATCGGGTTGCGGCTCCGGGGCCTTAGCCGACCACCCAACCCGATGACATAGTGTAACGCGCACTCCGTAGAGGGCGCTGCGCACCGAGTGGAGTTCTCGACTTTGAGAGCTTCGCCAGTGAGCAGCGCCCTTTCGTTTTCTGGGTGGCCCTGGCGAGCAGAAAGGCCACCGACATGCCGCCCCAGGAGCTCGTAGACAAGAGACAGCGTATCGGCGTGGAAATGCGCGCCATGGTGGACCTTGCGCACAAGGAAAAGCGCGAGTTCACCGCCGAAGAGAACCAGAAGTTCGACCGGATGCATGAGGACGATCAGGCGACCAAGGCCCAACTCGACCGGATCACGAAAGTGGAAGCCATCGAGGCCGAGCTCGGTGAGAGCCGGGGCCGCAAGGCCGACCCGAATCCGACACGCCAGCCCGGCACCTACGATCCGCCCAAGCCGGGCGGAGGGTCCCGGGAAGAGGAGTTCCTCAGCGGCCTGGAAGGCTTCAGGACGTGGCTGTTGGCCGGCTCTACCAAGCGCAGCAAGCTGACCGCCGAGCAGATCGAGCACGCCAAGCGGGTCGGCTTCGACCCGGCCCAGCGGGACATCGAGCTCGTGATGCCCATGGAGGTGCCCCACTCGATCAGCCAGGCGCGTTCGATGGAATATCGGGCGATGGGCGTCGCCACCGGCCCGACGGGTCTGTACGGCGTGCCCAACGAACTGATGCGGCCCCTCGAGGTCGCGCTCCTGACCTTCGGCGGCATGCGCCAAGTCGCCACGATCATCCGCACGGACACGGGCGCGACGCTGCCGATCCCGATGACGAACGACACCACGAACGTGGGTGAAATCGTCGCGGAGAACACGACGGTCAGCAGCCAGGATCTGGCCCTGACGCAGCTCAACCTCGGTGCCTACAAGTACAGCTCCAAGATGGTGCTGGTGTCGGTCGAATTGATGCAGGACAACGCCATCAACCTCGCCACGTTCCTGGGTGAGGCGCTCGGCACGCGCATCGGTCGGATCACCAACAACCACTTCACTACGGGCACCGGCACCGGCCAGCCGAACGGCATCGTGACCGGGGCTACGGTGGGCAAGACCTCGGCCACTTCGCAGCAGACCAGCATCCTGGTGGACGACCTGATCGACCTGGAGCACTCGGTGGACCCGGCCTATCGCGTGGCGGCGAAGTTCATGATGCACGACAGCACGCTCAAGGCGATCAAGAAGCTGAAGGACACCTCGGGCCGACCGCTGTTCCTGGCCGGGATCTCCACGGGCACGCCGGACACCATTCTGGGCTACCCGTTCCAGATCAACCAGTCGATGGGCGTGCTCGGGACCACCATCAAGTCGATTCTTTTCGGCGCACTCGACAAGTACATCATCCGCGACGTCCGGGCCGTGGAACTGCTGCGGCTGGATGAGCGGTTTGCGGAGTTCGGTCAGGTGGCGTTCCTGGCCTTCGCGCGCTTCGATGGCGCGCTCATGAACGCCGGCACAAACCCGGTCAAGTACTTCATCAACGCCGCGTAGTTCAGGGGGCCGGGCAGATGGTCATGAGTACGGCCATCTGCCCACCTCTAGGAGGACGGATCGTGGGACTCAGCGTGAATCGGTACTTCAAACAGTGCGGTAAGTGCGGCGGCAAGATCCAGGTCGACACGATGGAGTATCCGGGCGAGGGCGGCACATGGAAGCACGGTGAGTTCGTGCCCGCGGGCCCGGTCCACGAAAACGTGGAGGAGCATCTCGGCTCCTGTACGCCGAGGCCCTCGGAAGAGGTGGTCGCGGATAACAGTAACGTGCCCGCGCCGCCCGAGCCGGTCGCCAAGGCCGAGCACCATACGTCGTCGCATACCGGGACGTCGTCGCATACCCGGACGCACCGATGAAGCGCATCAAGTTCCTCAAGGGCATAGCGGATAGCGTGTCGTTCTTTGAGCCGGGCCAGATCGTGGAGATGCCCGACCAGCCGGCCGAGGCCTATCTGAGCCGGGTCTATGACGACGGCACGCGGTTGGCGATCGAGGTCAAGCCGACCCAGTGTCCCAAGTGCGGCCACGTCATCGCCGAGGAGCAGGGGCCGGCGGGAGCGCCTGAGTCCCTGGAGGCCGCGACGGTCGGCCACTCGCCCAGGCGGCGCTGATGGCCCTGACCCTCGTCACGCCGCCCGCGGCCGATCCGGTGAGTGTGCTCGACATTAAGAGCCATCTCAAGATCGACGGGGCGCTTGAGGATCCCATGCTCCTGCGCTACTTGCAGGGGGCGCTGGGCAATCTCGAGGGGCGTGACGGGTGGCTGAATCGCGCCTTCATCAGCCAAACGTGGGACTGGACGCTGGACGGATTTCCCTGTGGCGCTGCCCTACGGGTGGATCTCGCACCCCTTCGTTCTGTGACGTTCATCCAGTACCTAGATACCAACGGCGTCGGTCAAGTCTTGAGCCCGACGGCCTACAGCATCGACACGAAGTCTGAGCCCGGGTGGATCGCGCCGGCCTACGGCACCACGTTCCCGTCGGCCATGCCGGTCTTCAACTCGGTGACGATCCGGTTCGTCTGCGGCTATGGCGATGGCCCCTCGTCGGTGCCGGCGCCGATCCGCCTAGCCCTGCTCGGCATGGTCGGCGACGTGTATGAGCATCGGGTAACCGAAGGCGTGATCCCCGGCTGGGTCTTCAACTATCTGGCCAGCTTCAAGGTCTACTGATGGCCCTGACGGACGACCTCCGCGAGCGGATTCAACTCCAGTGGTTGATCGAGGGCGCCGGCAACGTCGGCCACCACTACCAGCCGCTCGATACCGTCTGGGCCTCCGTCGAGGACCAGGGCGACGGGCGCTATCGGTTCCGCATCCGCTACCGCGACGATCTGCGCCAGAAGGATGACCTTGAGCCGGCCATGCACCTCGTCTACCGGGGCGTGACGCTCGTGGTGGACGACGTGTCCGAGAGCGTGCGGCACACCGAGGTCACGATCGCCGCGCACCGCGAAATCATCGAAGAGATCGACCATCTTGCGACGGGCACCCGGAGGATCAAGTCATGGCCGTAAGCGCGAGCGGCAACGTCAGTCTGAACGCGGTCCTGGGCCAGGCCGAGGGACTCGATCTCGGCATCACCAAGAACGCGGCGGTGTCCAAGGCCCTATCCAATGCGTTCACGACAGGGACAGCTGTCAACCAGCTCGATCGCCTGTTCGCCGATGAGCGCACGCTGACGGCCACCCAGGTCGAACAGCTCGACTTCATCGGCGGCGGGCTGACGGACGTGCTGGGTGCCGCGTGGGCTCCGGCCCGGCTGAAGTTCCTGATCATCGCCAACCTCGGCCCGAATGACATTCAGGTCGTGCGCCCGTCGAACGGGATCCCGATCTTTCTCGCGGTCGGCGATGGCGAGCAGATTCCGGTAGGGGGCGTGCTCTACAAGAGCTGGCCCAGCGCGGCCGGGATCGTGGTCACCGCAGGCACGGGCGACTTGCTCAACGTGACCAACGTCTCGGCGGGCACAAGCGTCTATCAGATCATCGCGGGCGGCGCGAGCGCCTAGGAGGGCTGAGACATGGCTGCTGGCGTTTCCCCGAGTGCGGCACAGATTGCGAATGACTGGTATTTCTTCCGTGGCGACGGTGCGAGCCCGGAAGTCTTCACCGAGGTGCCCGAGGTCTCCGAGATCGTGCCGGGCGCCGTCGACTCGCCGGACATCGACGTGACGCATCTGCGGTCGGACGGCAGCGAGACGAAGCCCGGGAAGGGCACGTTCGCCACGTTCACCGTCAACATGAACTACATCGCCGCGAATGCGGTGCAGGCGGCCATGGAGGCGGAGGCGCCAAGCCAGACGTACCGCCACTACCGCGTGATGGATCCGACCAACGCCTTCGGGTTCCAGTACAGCCTGGCCATCGCGACGTTCAGCCGCACCGGGTTCGTGGTCAACAGCAAGATCACGGCGGTGGCGACGTTCAAGCAGAGTGGCAACGCCACCAAGATCGGTGCGGCGTGATGAGTCTGCGTGACAGGATTCTGGCGGCGAAGGATCTGAAGATCGAGAGCGAGTTCGTCCCGGAATGGGGCGAGACGGTCTATATCCGCATGCTGAACGTCGAGGAGCGCCTGGCTCACGAGCGGTGGGTCCGCAGCCAGCCTGAAGACTCTGACGAGATGGTCGTGCGATTGCTGTGGCTCACTGCGGCCGACGAGAACGGTGACTGGGTGTTTCGGGAATCCGACGTGAAGGAATTGCTCAAAAAGAATCCCGACGTGATCATCCGCCTCGGTCGCTTGGCTGCGAAGGTCAACCGGCTGTCGGAGACCGAGGTCACCGCAGCCAAGGGGGAATCCTAACCCAGCCGCTGCTCCGCTACACGCTCGCGCTCTCGCGGCGGCTGGGTATGAGATGGAGGCAGATGCTGGCGAGCATGGACGCCGAGGAGATCGCCTACCAGATGGCGCTTGACGTTGTGGAATCGGAAGAGGGCACGGCGCGCCGCCAGGGCGTGCCCACCGTCACCGAGACCATGGCCGTGCCGAAAAGCCACCGCGTCAGCGCGCAGGATCCCCAGTGGTTCGCCAAGCTGGAGAAGCTCGCGGGGCACTGATGGCGGCCTTCTCAGGATCAATTCAGATCACCGGCTTCCGCGAACTCGACGCGGCGCTTCGCGCTCTGCCCATCGAGGTGGCCGGCCCGATCATGGAGGATTCGCTGGCGGAGGCTGGCGAGATTGTGCGCCGTGCTGCTGTCGCCAATATCCATAGGCGCACCGGGGCGACGGCGGCGGACATCCGGGTGGAGGTCCAAAACCAGCCCGCCAAGACGCAAGGCGTCGCGGGTATCGGCGGCACGCGCAAGGGCAATGGTAGCCGAGCGCATGTGCTGCGCTGGCTCGAGTTCGGCACCAAGCCGCATGTCATCGTCGGGGGCGCTGGAGATCGTCGGCAAGCCCGCAAAGCTGGCCGGGCCTTGCGGAGCATCGGCAACGCCGCGGCAGCGGCCAAACTTAGGGCTGATCTTCGCTCGGGCGCGGTCACGACTCGGCGCGCTTTGAAGCTGCCGGGCGGCGCGTTTCGGGCCCTGGTGCATCATCCCGGCATGAAGAACCAGTCGCCGCTGACCCTGGCCTTGGCTGACAGTGGAGATAAGGCGCTTAAGGCGTTCCGTGACTCGCTGTGGGCGGGGATCGCCGCCGCCGCCAAGCGGCTGAACGGACGGGCCATCTAATGGCCGGCGGCGCACAATCCATCGGGGCGCTAATCGTGGAGTTCCGCGCCAACTCGGCGCAGTTCAACGCCGAGATGGAGAAGACCCGTGGTGGGCTCAAGAACGTCGGTGAGCATGCAACTCTCTCCGGTCGGAGTCTGTCCCGCTTCGCGGCGATCGCTGGAGAGCAGGTGTTCCCGGCCTTACAGGGCATGCGCCAGGTGATGGAGGGTGTGTTCCAGACGGTGATTCGTCTGGGCAGCGGCCTCGGCACCATTGGCCTCGTCGCGGCTGGCGCGGCGGCGATCGTCGGCGGGGCTCTCTATCTCGCGCTCAACTCAACGAAGAGCTCCGCGCTGAGCGCCGTCGAGGGCGTGACTAGTCTCGATGAGACGATCGGGAAGCTAGGGAAAAGTATTGAGAGCAGCATCGCGTCGCTCGGCAGGTTCGATGTCGCGTCGCGCGTGCTCAAACAAATCGAGGCCACTAAACAGGAGGGCCTGCTCGACATTATCCCGGGCGGTCGCGCTCTCGCCGAGGGGTTCAAGGCCGTCACGCCATTTCTTGACCGGTTTCGGGGCAAGGCCGCTGACAGCATCAAGGCCTCACGGGATCTTATCCGGGAGCTTGAGGGCGCCAAGCTCTTGGAAGATCCGGCCGCGGGACCGGCTGGGAAGATCGCCACCCAGCTACGTGAAGCAGCGGCGAAATCGTTTTTCGAGCTCGAAAAGTCGGTCAAATCTTTTGCGCTGACGGCTGGTGAGGTCGCGGTCACCGACCCGCTGGAGAAGATGCTCATCGCGGACTTCAAGCGGACCCAGGAACTCATCGACAAGATCAGAGAACTGCCGAGTTCCGCGACGACCGTTGAGGAGGCGATGCAGGAGATCGCGGACAAGCAACGGCTGATCGGATTGGCTGGTGGGGCTGGCGGTCGCAACCAGATTGGCATTCGTGACGCGGCGTCCAAGGCCGGCGCGGCTGGGGTGGCGACGGCCCTCGGGCTCGGCCAGAGCAATCTCCTGACCGGCTTCGGCGACATCGAAAAACTTGAGAAAGACATCGCGGGGTTCCGCTCGGAGATTGAGCGACTCACCAAGCTGGGCGTGCCAGCCCGCGATCTCTTCGATCAGATCGCCGAAGGACAGCAAAAGATTGATGATCAATTCGGGATCTTCAAGAGCCGGTTTGCTAACTCCCCGGCCTTGCTCGCCAAGGTGCTCGGTCTGGAGAAAGACTCGGGCGGCGGTGGGCTGCAACGGGCGCTCGATGCCACGGTGCGCGGATTCAACGACCTGAGCACCGGCTCCGTTCAGGTGCAGGATGCCATGGGCAATCTCATCAGCGACACGACCTTGGCCGCCGAAGCGAGTAACTTCCTGGCCAACGTATTGAACGAGGATATGCCCGCCGCCGTCGATACCGCCTCCCGGTCTGTCGTGATCATGACCGACGGGGTGAATCGTTTAGCAGAGGCCTTCGCCCGGGCGCGCGAACAGGCGGTGTTCTTTGAGGCCGTTGTCGGCAGCGGCGGGAATGTCGCGGTCGCAGCGCCGGGGAACTTCTGATGTCACTACCAGGGACTCTCACCGCGGCGGCGGTCGGGCTGAGTCGGCTGCGCGTCGCACTGGATGGCGTCGCCTCTGGGGCGCGAAGTGCCGCTGGCAGTCTCCGTGCCCTGGACACGGTCGGCCAGCGATTCGCGACCGCATTCGACCTGGCCGGGCCCGGGAGCCAGAACCTGATCGAGGCCGAGATCATGCGTCGTCTCTTTACCAGGATCGGAACGCAGGCCGTCACGACTGTGTTCGGCCTGACGGGGCCTGGCAGCCAGAACCTGATCGAGGCCGAGATTGAGCGCCGCCAGCATACGCGCGTTGGCGCCGAACGAAATCTCGTCGGGACGATGACGGCGGAAGAGGCAGCTTTGTTTATCCGCTGCGTCACGGTCAAGATCGTGCGGGTCTAGGCTATGCCGTCAGAAGACTACGTCCAGAGAGTCGAGCGGCTCGCGCGAGCGTTCGCGGATCTGCGCGCGGAGAAGACGACGATCGAGGTGAACGTCGGCGGCGCCGGACGCCGCGAGTCGATCCTCCGCAACCAGAACGATGGCGAACTGGACGCGCTGGCCCGCAAGCTGAAGGCGAGGCTGGGGCTGTGATGATGGCTCGCCGCCCGGTTGACTATGAACCGGCCCCTCCAACGCGCTGGAGACTCAGCGTGAGTCAGTCGTCACCGACCCCGCAGCAGCGAGCCGAGAGAGCATCGTAGCATGCCGTGGACCATCTTCGCGGCCAACCTGCTTGAGTCGGCCACCAGCGTGGTCAGCGTGAGCCCCGCCGCCCTGACCACGAATCCGCTGACGCGCGTCTACGACCGGGACAAGACGTTCCAGTATGTGGGGGGTAGCGCCGCCCAGACGGACATCGACATTGACTTGGGCAGCGCCCTGCCTGTCACGGCCATCGCGTTCCTGAACCACAACATCACGGGCGTGACCATCTCCATCCGGGCCGACACGACGAGCCCCGGGACCACTGAGCGGGCTACCCTGGCGGCCACGTCCGCGGATGCGATCGTGTCGGTAACGCAGACCCTTCGTTACTGGCGCGTGCGTATCCCGGCCATGGCCTCCGCGCCGCAGCTCGGCGAGATCCTGCTCGGCGTTCCGCGCACCATTGCCCAGAACCCGGTCCTCGAGGGCGCGGCGCGGATCCGGCGTCCGAACGTGCGACTCGATGAGTCCTCGGGCGGCTATCCCGTCGGCGTCAAGCTGGGGGCTCCGAGGACGGTGCTGGCACCCCTCTGGAACTACATCACCACCGCCGACCTCGCCGAGCTCACGGGGGCGGCCGACGACTCCAGCGACGGCACCAAGCCGCTGCTGCTCCAGGACGAGATGAGCGTGCTGCGGTGGATGTCCTGGCACATGGTGGATCTGCGGCCGGTGCCGATCATCCCGACCACGGCCGGGGCGACGGCTTACGCGATCGGCAATGCGGGTGAGTTTGTCGAGGTGCCGGCGTGAGGGCCCAGGGCCTCCACCCGCTGCACGATGTCGAGCAGGTTATCGGCCTCTTGTTTCAGCAGCCGAACGACCTCCATGGCAGCCGGGTCAGTACGTCTGCGTCGGTAGGTTCTCAGGTATTCCTCTGCGAGCGCATAGAGATGCGTTCGGAAGTCATGTCTGTTCATGTGGCGACTCTAGCACTTGTCGAGGTGCCGGCGTGACGTGCGCGCATAGCCGCAGCGAGGCGTGTATGGCAGGACTCGTCATGCACGTCACCAGTACAGCGATCGGGGCACCCGAATCCGTCGAGTATCGTCGCGCACGCCTCGCACTCAGCCTCCACAGCCTGCTGGATATGCCATGCGAGGTATCGCTTTTCCTGCTCGATGTCCGCGAAAAAGTAAGCCGCGCGCTCCTCTGGTGTCATACGAGGAGTCTAGCATGAGAACGCTGACCGCGCCGGCCACCCTCGTCACCGGCCGGACCTACGCCGCGCCGGTCCTGCTCGTCACCCTGACGACGGTCAGCGGCACCGTGTTCCGCCTCAGCGATACCAACCGCGTCATCGAGGGCGTTGAGTACCAAGGCTTGATCCAAAACCCCCAGGACTTGACCGAGGCGCTCAACGACTTCGATGGCGGCGGATCCCCGGCCACGGCCGAGCTGGTGCTGTTCAACGCCCGTTCGGTCGGTGGCAAAAGCCGGTTCTCGGACCTGATCAAGACGCCGCGGAACCAGACCGGCACCTATGACTTCCGCAACGCGCGGGTGGACATCGACCGGCTGGAGAACGGCCAGGCGCTCGCCGACAAGGTGCGCCTGCAATCGTTCTACCTCGAGGCCCCTAACGAGATCGGCGACACGCTGATCACGTTGCAGATGAGCGACCTGGCCCAGAAGCTCGAGGACGGGTTGCCGATCACCAAGGTCACCAGTGGCATGTTCCCGTCGGCGGCGTCGGATGCCATCGACCAGCCGATCCGCCGCCCCATCGGCGTGCTGAAGAACGTCAAGGCGATCTGTATCCAGGATGGTGCCGTCAGCGCCCTCGACGGCGACATCACCGACACGGCCACGACGATCACGCTGATCGACGCCTCGGCGTTCCCGGCCACCGGCACGGGCCTGATCGAGTCCGAGTTCATCACCTGGACGGGCAAGAGCGGCACCACGCAACTGATCAACGTGACGCGAGGCGCCCAGACCACCACGGCGGCGGCGCATACCAGCGGCACGACGGTGCAGCACACCAGGACGGACCGCTACATCTACGTCGTCGGCGAGGGCATCAGCCGGCCGCTGGCCTACGGGCCGAACGTGCTCGTCAACGGCACCTTGGCCACCGATGTCAGCGGGTGGACCGGCTCGGGCACCTGGGACTCCGGCAACGGCGGTCAGGCCAAGCTGCTCAAGGTCGGACTTCAGAACCTGCTCCAGACCTTGACCATCGTGGCCGGCACCACCTACCGGGTCCGCTTTACGATCCGCACCAGCAGCATCCGGCTCTTCATCAGCGATGCCGCAGCGGGCGGCGGCAATGTGCTCTACGACGTCACGAACGTCGCCGGCACCTACGAGCTCGCCCTGATCTCAACCACGACGACGATGTACGTCAACTTTATCAACGGCAACGTGCTCGACGCCTTCTTTGACGACGTGAGTATCCAGCCGCTCGGGACGCAGTTTCCCATCACGGCGATCACCAACGTCCGCGTGAACGGGCATCCGGCTCGCACCACGCCCACGGTCACGGCGTCGGACTTGACCCTCGCGCCCAACCGGACCTTCGGCACCATCCGGTTCACGCCGTCCAACGTGAAGCTGTTTCATACGCTGCCGCAGGGCCAGCAGGAAACCTTCACCCCGGCGGTGCTCACCGTCACGGGCGATGGCGTCACCAATATCAACGTCACCCGCGTCATCACCCCGACCGTCGGGAGTTCCGAGACCGGCCGTCGCACGCGCCGGACGATCTCCTGGACGGTCGCCACGACAACGGCCTTCACCGATACCAACCACTGGTCAGCGGCGCGGTATCTGACCTCGGCCGGGACGGGCTCAGCGGTCACGTTCGGCGGCAACAGCGGCGTCGCCGGCAACACCACGGGCTTCACCTGGAGTGGCTCGCATACCGTGGAATACCCGTCGGACGGCAGCGAGACGATCGCGTTTGCGTCGCTGCTCGGCGGGGCCAAGGACATCACGTTTACCTTCACCGAGGCCTTCGTCACATATACCGAGTCGGGCGGGAGCGGCAACTCGACGGCGGCGTCGGTGATCGGCGAGGTGATCTGTGACGTGCAGGGCATCCAGGACGACGCGAACGGCACGATCAGCGGCACGCCCGCGCTCCTGCTGGAGAACCCCACCGACGTGATGGCCCTGGTCACCGACATGCTCTACGGCGTGACCTCCACCGACCGGGATAGCTCGTGGGCGGCGACGCGCCTGATCATGACGAGCGCCGGCTACCGATGGGCGACGCTGCTGAGCTTCCACCAGTTCAGTGAACTGCGCCGCATCATGAGCGAACAGGCCAGGGCGCGGCTCGTGCTGACCAGCGGCAAGATCGGGCTGCGCTTCCGTAGTTATCGGCCATCGGCCGACGTGACGTTTCAGTATGGCACCGGCGCCGGGCGCACCGGACTGGCCCAAGCCCTCTCGATCAAGATGACCTCGCCGACCGAGCTGATCACCGGCCTCAAGGTCCGCTATGCCTTCGATGACTCAAAAGGCGACTACCAGAAGAGTCTGACATTCGGGGACGCGATCGCCGCCGACGCCGTCACGCCGCTCGAGCTCGCCTTCGTGACGGACGACGCCACGGCCCGGGACATCGGCGCGTATTGGTACTACTTGCGTGGCCGCCAGCGATTTACGGTCGACGGCATCGCGTGGCACAACGCGCTGGCCCTCGAGCAGGGTGATCACTTCGCGGTCAAGGGCCACCCGGCACTCGTCCAGCACGGCGATCAGAACATCATCTTCGGGCTTCTACGCAAGGCCGACAAGGGCGGGCGAGACGGCATCGGGCAGATCACGCTCGGTGGCCTGGAGGACACGATCGAGGGCGACATCGGATCGGAGGAGCAAGACATGTGGGGCTCTCGCGGGCTGCTGGCGAAGAACAACGCCGCCACGCCGACCACCAAGATCGACGTCACCGCCGCGTCGGTGAAGCTACGCAACAGCAGCAACGTGGTCGTGATCCGCCACAACCCTGGCTCGCTGACCGTGGACCTTGGCGCGGCGGGGCCGGTGGCGAATGGACGCGACCAGGCCGGCGCGCATACCGCCAGCACGTTCATTCATATTTACTGGATCTGGGACGCCACGAACGGTGTCCTGGCCCTGACCTCGAGCGCCGTGGCCCCGCCGACCGGGCCGACGTTCCCGACGAACTTCACCTATTGGGGATACGTTGGCGCCTACTACTTCACGGCCGGGAGCGCGCTGGTCCGCACGACGATCGCCGGCTCTCATGCCTCCCGGCAGACGGTCGAGGCGCTCGCCGCCGCGGTGACCGACAACACCGAGCACTCGATCGACGGAACGGCCATCTGGCCCGCGAACGCCATGGGCATCAGCGGGTTCTGGGCGCCGATCCTGAACGTGGCCGGAGACTCCGCTGATCTGAGATCCGAGAGTGGCGTGGACTCCGGGCCGCACCTGGAGACACCCGGCGCCACCACGACGGGCATCGGCGGCGGGTTCCGTATGAACGTCACCGGGCAGACCATCTGGTACATCCAGTCGGCGAACGCCTCGCGCGTCTGGCGCGTGGAGATCGACGGCTATGAAGTGCCGAACGGTGGGTAAGTGGCTCGCCGGCCGACTTTCGACACGCCCACCCACCTCTCCGGTCGGCACGCGCCGTGTCCGCGCGCTGTCGGCGAGCCGCGAGCATCCTAGCATGAGGGGCAACTCCAAAGGAGACCTATGAGCGACGAGACAGGACTCGGCAGCATCGAGGGGTTCGCGCCCCAAGTGAGTATCGGCACCGGCAACCCAGAGGCCGCGAAGTACGGGGAGATGTGGAAACACCAGGAGTACCGCAACATCTCGCCTGGCGAGCAGCTCGCCCAAGGGTTTTTGACCGTCGCACGACCGGCTCCTGGCGCTCATGTCGTGGACTTTGGTTGTGGCACAGGGCGTGGCGCTCTAGTGCTTGCCGTGGTCGGTGGCCTGCGGGTCACGATGGTCGACTTCGTCAACAACTGCCTGGACGATGACATCCGGCCGATGCTGGAGACGCAGGCGCACGCGCTCCGGTTCCTGAAGGTGGACCTCGAGCGCGGCCCGCTTCCCAATGCGGAGTACGGCTACTGCACCGACGTGATGGAGCACATCCCGCCGGACAAGGTCGATCTCGTTCTGAACAACATCCTCTGCGCGGCGCGCCACGTCTTCTTTAGCATCTCAACGGAAGACGATAGCTGTGGCCGGCTTATCGGGGAGACCCTGCATCTGACCGTTCAACCCTATTCGTGGTGGCTTCAGAAGTTTCACGACCGAGGCTGCGTGGTCCACTGGGCGGAAGACTCGGGGAGGACGGCGTTCTTCTACGTCTCGGCGTGGGCTGAGGGAACTGCCGTGAGCGAGTCGGGCGTCCTTAACATCGAAGAGTCCCAGGCTCGCGAGAATGTTCGCGTCAACACGGCTGTCAAGCCGGACGGCACGAAGTGGAAACAAGTCCAGCCGCACATAGGGAGATCCGACGACGAGGTCATGATCCTGGCCGGTGGGCCATCGCTGGCCGAGTACGAGGACGAGATCAGGACCAAGCGGGCGCTTGGGATCAAGGCCGTCACGCTGAACGCTGCCTACGGCTGGGCGCTCGAGCGCGGCCTTGGTCCTGTGACCACGGTCGTTATGGACGCCAGGCCGTTCAACGCACGCTTTGTGCAGCCGATCCGGCAGGACTGTACGTATCTCATCGCGAGTCAGTGTGACCCGAGCGTGCTGGTCGGCCTGCCGCCTGACCGCACCTACATCTGGCACACGATGATTGACCTGACTCGGGACATCCTGACGGAGAACTATCCTGAGGGCTGGTATCGCGTCCTGGGCGGCGTCACGGTGCTCCTGCGGGCCATCCCGTTGCTGGGCATGCTCGGGCACCGCCGGTTCAGCCTGTACGGCTGCGACTCCTGCCTGAGCGGCGACCAGCACCACGCCTACAGTCAGCCGGAGAACGACGGGGCACCCATCATCCCGGTGATCGCCACGGCTGACGGACGGGTGGTGGCAGAAGGGGAGGCCGAAGGCCGGATCTTCTACTGCAATCCCTGGATGATCGCTCAGGCCAACCAGTTCGTGGAACTGATCCGGTCACCCATCGGCGACGAGGTCGAGCTCGACGTAAAGGGCGACGGTCTGCTCAAACACATTTTGACCATAGCCGTAGCTGCGCAAGATCGTGTGGAAGCCGCATGATCCCGACGGCCAGCCGGCATCCTCCTGGGATCGTGGCCTTCATCGGTCAAGAGACGGCACGCTATCACGCCTTCACGGCGGCGTGGAGCTCGGTTCAGGTTCCTGAGGGGTGCGGGCAGGCCGTCGGGTTGAGTTATGACGTGGCGATGAACAGCAACGAGTGCATCCGCGTGATGCTGAGTGACCAGGCGTTTCAGTGGGTCTGGATCATGGACGACGATCATGTCTTCTCGAGCGCGACGCTTCTGATGTTGCTCGATGCTAACGTGGATCTGATCGTGCCGTTCTACGCGCATCGCAAACCGCCGCTCATGCCCTGCATCTATGACGAGGAGACATCGCCCGACCGCTATCGCAACTTCACATGGGAGCGGCTGGCGGGCGTCTCTGGGGTGATTCCAGTGGTCAGCGCCGGCAAGGCTGGTGTTCTGATCCGACGCCATGTCATCGAGAAGATGCCTGAGCCCTGGTTTGAGCGTCTCCGTGGCGGCGAGGACCACTATTTCTTCAAGAAGACCCGGGAGATGGGATTCCAGCTCTATTGCCACCTCGGTGTCACGCTGGGCCACATCACCCCGCATATTGTGCGAATTAAACATGAGGCCGGCCAGTGGAACCCCGTGGTGGATCTCGGGCAGGGGTTCGAGATTGATCTCTTCCCGGTCGATCAGGTGGCCGGGTGATGGATCTTCCGGGGTGGGTGATCCAGGCCATCCGCGAGTATCAGCCCGCAGATACCTGTGAGGTGATCATCCGCATCGAACGGTTCAAGACAGGAATAACTAAAGCGAAGATTGGAAACGTGATAACGGTAAAGCCGCCACAGAAGTAGTCACAGCACCGGGGCAGTTCGCCATTGGCATGAAGCCCCTTGACCGGCGCGAGCCGGAAGGGGAGGCATGTCATGGCCGTCGGCACCTGGAAGATTTACGCCAAAGCGAAGTTCTATCTCGGCAACGGCACCATCACGCTCGGTGCAGGCGTCTTCAAGATGTCCCTGCATCGCACCGCTGCCTCGGCCGCGATCGTCGTCCTTTCCACCCGGTCTACCTTCGCGTCGATCGGCAACGAGATCAGCGCGCGAGGTGGTTACGCCGTCGGCGGGCGTAACCTCGTGCCGGCCACCGGCTCGTGGGTCGTGGGTGCCTCGGCCAAACAGTACAAGTTCTCGATGTCGACCATCGGCCTGGTGTTCACGGCCAGCAACTCCAACCTGAACCAGATCCGGTATGCGCTGATCCGCAACTCGACCGGCACCACGGCGGGCAAGGTGCTGTGCTTCTGCTCGCTGAGCTCGTCGGAGTTCACCATCTCGTCGCCGAACACGCTGACCATCCTTCCGGCGGCGACCGGCATCTTCACGCTGGCGTGATTTGATGGCCCTGGTCTACATCTCGTGGGCAGCGAGTCCCGGAGCCACCGGCTACAAGATTTACGCCGGTCGGACCTTGGGCGGCCCCTATACGGCTCCGGGCTCGCCCACCGATGTCGGCAACGTCACGATCGGGGCCTTTGACATCAACGCCAGTGGTTTCTGGGCCTTCGTCATCTCGGCTTACAACGCCTTGGGGGAGGGGTTCTCCGGGCCCGAGCTCTCAGGGTGGTTCTTTTTTGGCGACACGGCTGGCCTCGGCCTGACGGAAGGCACGGCGCAACGCCCGGTTGGCACGGTGCTACGGACAAAGACGACGGTGCGTGGCTCATGAGGACCACACCATGAGCAAGGAGTCCCCATGACGCTGCGCATTCTTCTGCTGCTGCTGCTCGCGCTGACGTTCGGGCCGGATACGGCTCGCGCTGCGGAGCCGGTCTGTGGTCTCCCCACCACCATCTTCTGCGAGGACTGGGAGGGCGCGAATCCGCTCGGTGCGTGGCCTACGGGGCTCTGGTTTGAAAACAATCAGCCGCAGAACCACGCCATCACCACGACGCCGGCCAACGTCTATTCTGGCACTCACGCCCTGGAAACGACATGGAGTACCGCGCAGGGGGGCAGCGGCGCCGGCTGGCTCACACGATGGTTCAACGCCAACGGCAACGACGCCACGCCGCTGACGGGTTACGATCATGTCTTCGCGCGTGTCTACGTGAAGTACGAAGCCGGCCTTCAGTGTGACCAGAACTGTCCGAAGCTGTTCGTGCTGAATGGCAACAAGACGGATAACGCCTATTCCTCCTTCGGCCAAGCCGGGACGTGTCCCGACGGCACTAACTGGTTCTATGCGGGAACCGCACAGCGTCAGCCACCGCCCTCGGGCAACCGCGATCTGATCTTCTACGACTACGACGCGGCCATGCCGTGTCCTCCAGGGGCGTTCGGGCAAGAGATCAACATGACCCCGACGCAGACGATCCCCCTCGATACGTGGACCTGTATCGAGTCGGAGGTGCAGACCAATACGGTGGGGCAGAGCAACGGCATTCACCGCACCTGGGTTAACGACGTGCTCGCGGGTCAGCGGACCAACGTGCGCTGGCGCGATACCACCAACCTCAAGTTGAACTCATTTCAGCTCTCCTTCTCCGGAGGCGTCCTGGCTGGGGCCAATCACATTTGGTACGACAACATCGTCGTCTCGCAGCAGCGCATCGGCTGCGCGATCGTGGCGAGCGGCGTGCCGTCGCCACCGACCGGAGCAGCCTTCGGCCAGTTCTACTATCTGAACGTCGCGAAGGCTGGGACCGGAACGGGCACGGTGACGGGGACGGGTATCAGTTGCGGCGCGGACTGTGTTGAGCCGTTAGCGCCGAATACCATCGTCCCATTGACCGCGACGCCAAGTGCCGGCTCGACGTTCGGCGGATGGAGTGGCGCGTGCAGCGGCAGTGGCGCATGCAACGTCACGATGTCGGCCGCGCAGAACGTGACGGCAACGTTCACAGCGTCAGGTGGCGGGACGCCCATCTTCGATGAAGATTTCGAGGGGACCGCATCGGGCTTTTACGCGAGTGGTATATGGCAGCCGGCCGAGTCTATTAATTTTCCTAGTTCGCTCATGAACCTGACTACGGCCCAACGGTTTACGGGGTCGCAGTCTTTGCAGATGGTCTTTACAGATGTCAATGGGACTGCCACTTCCCAGGTCGTGGCCAAAAATACGCCCGCCCTGGAGAACTTCTTCTTCCGCTACATGATTAAGGTGTCGTCGGGCTTCCAAATCGGCAGCAACGGCTTGACGAAGCACATCGAGCTAGGTGGCCTCTCTATGGCTCCGGTGTGGACCATCGAGATGGAAACACCCTCGTTACAGATCATGTGGCTGATTGACCCGTGGGATCCAGCGACGCCGACATTTAGAGCTTCAACGGGGGCCAGTATCGCTGACGGCGCATGGCATTGTATCGAGGGCCAGGCGCTGATGAATGCTCCTGGTGTCGCGAACGGCGAGATTCGCATCTGGGTCGATAGCGTGTCGCGCTATACGAGAACTGGGTTGCAGCTTCGTGGTCCGTCGCCCGGGTCATCCAACGCCACGGGAATCATCGGCTCTACCGCTTCATTTAACTTCCATAAGGTCTATCAGCAATCGGGACTCGGCACGATGTGGATGGATCGCTTCGCGGTTGGGGCGACGCGGATCGGGTGCCCATGAGATGGCCACCCAGCGGATCGGGTGCTTCTGATGCGTCCATGGATCGTCCTGACCCTTCTGTGCCTGGTGATCGCTGGGACCGCAGACGCGGCAGTCTTCTGGGAAGACACGTTCGATGACCCCGCGCTTCCCGGGTGGCTCTTGTTCAACAGTCAGCCGACGCTCTACCCGCCCCTCGGGGTCACGACGGATCGGCCGTTCGGCGGTCGAGGTTCGCTCAAGGGGCTGTACGTGGGAGAGCCTGGGGGAGGCCCGTGGATCGACCGGCCCTTTCCCTCCACGGAAGACCTTTACTTTCGTGTGTATGCCAACGAGCGTGGGTTCGTCAACGGTTCCACCTCGACCAAGTTTCTCCGCTTCTCCGGGTCGACGGGGCCGGACTTCTGGTGGCTCTACCTCTACGGTGATCGCACGCCGGCCTTCTCCGTCCAGAATGACGGCAACGTGTGCCCCGGCACCGGCTTCGGCCCCTACGATAGCTGTAACTACTTCGCGACGCTCGCAGGCGCACCGCAGCCGATGGATCAATGGGTCTGTTACGAGGGCCACTTCAAGATGAACACGCCCGGCGTGGCGAACGGCGTCTTGGAGCAGTGGGCCACGAACATGACGACGGGAGGGCCGCGCATTCAGACGCACGCCCTCTACACGCGCATCTGGCGCGGGCCGAGCGTCGCGAATCCGGCGGGCTGCACGGGGTACTGCAATTCGTCACAAGCGGCGTTCACCTACGTCCGTATCTACCGCCAGAACGGGACGGGGGATCGGTGGATGGACAATCTTGCCGTGGGGAATACGCCCATCGGATGTGCGGGAACTCCGCTGCCGACCATGCCC